GCTGATCGGCTTGAATGCGTTGCTGATGTTTTGTAATTGGCTGCATATCGCCTCCGGGTGTAAAAAAGCCCGGCGAACCGGGCGAAGGAGTTGCGTGTTTGTGCCGGCGTATTCCGGCCCACCGGCGGGCTCAGGGCCGCACTGCGCAGCGGATCGCGTACATCGGTGATGACCTCGTACCTCGCTACTCCGGCCGTCCACATGGTTGGCTTCGCGCCAAGGTCATCCCGATGGCCACTGATACGCTCGATGGCCAGCGTTCTCACACCGCGCTGGATGCGCTCCGGCTCACGCCAAGGTTTGCGGTCCCCTGGCACGGCCTACGCCTTCACGTCAGTTAGAAGGCGCCCGGTACGGTTCAACCTGCTGGGGGAGAGCCGCCCGCTACCGGATGGCGCGGTGTGTACTTCGTCGAGTTGTTAGAGAGCGTCCACATTGCCCGGTGGTGCGGGGTGGCCTGCTAGGCCCTGAACCGGCTGTGCCGTGTTCGTGTGTCCAAATATATGCATCAATGCATCACCTGTCAATGCACCAATGCATATTTTTTCACACGGGCAAAAAGAACCCGCCACGTCAGTAGGGCGCTTCCCGGTCGCGGTTATCAGGCGCGTCAGCACCTCTCGAGACTTGTCGTTTTGCATGGGTGCAATGATTCCTGTGGTCAATGCATACCGCAAATGCATTTGCTGTTGACTTCTATGCATCCGCGCATATCCTATGCATATGGCTCGACGAGGAGGAGCAACCATGCATGGCGAGGAACTGGCCGAAAAGCTGGAGGCCATTCTGGCATCCGGGGCCACCTACAAAGCCGTCGCGGAAAAGGCGGGGTGCAACATTTCCACCATTTACCGCATCCGCACCGGCGAAGTGATCAACCCAAGCTATTCGGTGGGTCGCTCCATCGATGAAATGCACGCGGCGCTGATACCCGTCGCCGCATAACCCCTTTCGCCGTCCGTGAGGCCCGCGACATTTCGAGACTGACCAACACAAGGATCGACACATGGCTCAGTACCTGTCGTTTGATCGCCGCCAGAAACCGGAAGGCGAACATCTGCAAAACGTGGTGAAGGTGCGCTTCACCGACGGCGAGCTCGAGCAGCTTCAGGCTGCCGCGGCGGACATTTTGCTGGAGCAATGCCTGGGGCAGATCGAGGGGCAGCTGTACGCGCTTCGCCAACAAGGGCATCGAACGCCTCAGCTGCACCTCGTGGAGGGCGGCCGGAGTTAATCCGGCTGTTGCCAATACGAGGGCCTGATAGGTCGAGGCCGGACACGAAGAAGCCCGGCGAATGCTGGGGAGCAGGCCGGGCTTCAGATACCGCAACTACGTAGGTGAATTATGAGCGATACAGCCGAGATTTTCCACTTCCCAACGCAAGAGAGGCGCTCGCGTGTGAACTCATGGCGCTGGAACGAGATTGAGGACGAGGCGCTGCTGGCGTTGCCGCCGGAGATCGAGCGCCTGTACCTCCACGGGATTCGTAAGCACATGGACTACGCCAGCGGCATCACCGGCCGAAAGCGTCGCGTGTCGATGGACATGTTTCATGAGCTGCTGGACTACTACCCGCCGGCCGGTAGCCGTGAGAAGCCCCGACTCTACAGCCGGCAGCAGATCACTCGAATGCTCGACAAGTTGGAGGATGTCGGCTTGATCGCACGTCTTCACCGCGGAAAAGGCGTCAAGGCGCCGATGGAATTCTCCCTTCCGATGGCCTGCTGTGACGCCGAACAACACCGAGCCGAGAGCGAGCAGGCAGGAGCGAGCCAAGAGAACCCCCATTCTAGAGCCTATGGCGTAGGTAACAGCGAGCAAGGAGCGAGCAAAGAGGACCGGTCCACTTCCGGTCATCCGGTAACCCCTAACCCCCTCACTACGTTCGGGGGTGGTGCATCCGATGAGCTTGATCTCGAGCAGCCGCCTGCCGAACCGAAAGCCAAGCCCAAAGCCAAGCCAAGCGGATACCCCGAGGCCTTCGAACAGGCATGGGCTGCCTACCCGAAACGCGCCGGGGCCAACCCCAAGCGGAGCGCTTTCAAGGCGTGGAGCGCCAGGATCGGCGAGGGCGTGACAGCAGAGTCGCTGCAGGCCGGCGTGGATCGATATGCCGCGTTCATCCGGGCCAAGGGCGATGAGCGCTCCGAGTTCGTGATGCAGGGCCAGCGGTTCTTCGGACCCAATGGCGAATTCGAGAACGACTGGACCGCTCCCGCGACCCGACAGCCTGGCCGCCAGGATGGTCGTAAGGGCTTCGCTCAACCGTTACCGACCGGCAGCTACACGCCCCAGGACACCACCAACGTGCCGAACTGGATGAGGGACATCACATGAGCCAGCCCCTGACCACCACCCCCGAGGTTCGCGGCCACCTGACCGCGCTGATGAGCGGCAGCGCCAAGAGCAAGCCATCCAGCTGTCGGGCACATGGCGAGTTCACCGCCACGCTGATGCCGAACGACAAGTGGAGCGAATGCCCCGATTGCGTTCAGGAGTCCATCGACGAAGAGCAGAAGCGCCGGCAGCGCGAGCGTATCGGGCAAGCCAAGACGGTTCGCCTCGAGCAGCTGCGCGAAGGATCGATGATTCCGCGCCGCTTCCAGAACCGCACCTTGGACAGCTACGAGCACGGCGGGAATCGCGAAAAGGCGCACAAGCTGGCGATATGCCGCGCCTACGTCGAGCGCTTCGACGAGCGTCTGGCCCAGGGCGGCGGGCTGATCTTCACCGGAGGCGTTGGCACTGGCAAAAGTCACCTGGCCTACGGCATCGGCAATGCCTTGCTGACCAACGGCTATCGGGTGATGGGCATCGACGTGTACGAGTTGATCGACCTGATCAAGGAGCGCGCCTTCAGCCAAAAGGGTGGCAGCGAGCGCGAGGCGATCAAAGCCTTCGTGACCGGCCTCGATCTACTGATCCTCGATGAGGTCGGCGCGCAGCTGGGCACCGAGTGGGAGCGCCTGATGCTCTTCAAGATCATCAACGAGCGCTACAAGGAGCAACTCCCGACCCTGCTGGTAAGCAACATCGATCGGAGTGGTCTGGGGGAGTACCTCGGTGAGCGGATTGTTGACCGCATGCAGGAGGGTGGCGGAACGACCCTGGTGCTGGATTGGGAGAGCTATCGCCAGGAGGCCGCTAATGCGTAAACCCTGGACCCCCGAGCTGGACGCCCGTCTGATCGCGCTGCGCGAGGGCGGCCACTCCATCACCGAGATTGCCAAGGCCATGGAGCGCAGCCGAGGCAGCATCTCCAGCCGCATGACCAAGCTCGGGCTGTTCGACAAGAGCAAAAATCGCCCCTGGACACCAGGCGAGACCGACCACCTGATCGCCCACTACCGCGAACCCGAGTGGCCGGCCAAGCGCCTGGCCGAGCATTACGACCGAACCTCTGCAGCGGTGCGCATGCGCGCTGCCTACCTGGGTATCCAGCGGCCGGAGATCGACTACAAGGCCAAGCCGAACGAGATGGACCAGCGCATCGTCACCCTGGCCATGGGCGACGTGCCCAGCGGCGAGATCGCCGAGCAGGTCGGGTGCTCTCCGGCCTACGTGTGGGTGGTGATGAAGAAGCGCCCGACCCTTCACCGCCAGTGGAAGCGCCGGCTGGGGATTCGCCGCCGGAAATCCGAGTACCACCAGGGAGGAGCCCGCCATGGGTAACGTCACCGAACTCAAACCGCGCACCCGGCGCCTGGACAACCCCGACACGCAGCTTGGCCGCGTCTACCTGGTGCTCTCGGAAGTAATGTATTGGCTGCAGCTGCACGAGATCGGCGAGGCCATCCTCGCGCGGTTCAAGCAAAGGGACAGTCACGCCGGTATCTCGGCCCGTATCCGCGAGCTGCGCGGCATGGGGCAGACCATCGTCAGTCGCGAAAAGCCAGGCCCTGGCAGTGCCCGCCCACATGAGTACCGGATGCTTTCTGACTGGAATGACGGAGGCAACGCCGCATGAGAAACACGAAATCGGATATCACAACTGTCCTGCGGGCCATGGCCAACGCATCGCGCGTTGCCGTAATCGACCGCCTGGCTTATGAAGAGGGCAGCGATAGCGCTGATCGCGAGCTGTTGTGGCTGATCGAGACGGGCAATCAGCTGGTGGCCGCCGGGGGTGAGGCGTGAACCAGCCGAAACGCTACGTCCTCAACTTCGCCACCCTTGAGGAGGGCCTGGCCGCTCTGTCCAGGCTCCCCGGCGTGATGCGTGAGGCCCACCAGCGCTGGAAGAGGGTGCGGTTCGTCGTCGAGGAAGCGCCGGATCATCGCAGCATCCCGCAGAATTCTCTCCAATGGCGTTGGTGCTCCGACGCCTCCAAGCAGGGCGATCAGTCAGCCGAGGACTATCAGGCCTACTGCAAGCTGCACTTCGGCATCCCGATTCTGCGCCGCGACAGTGCCGAATACCGCGAGGCTTATGACCGGATCATCAAGCCGCTGCCCTACGAGCAGAAACTCGAGCTGCAAAAGGCGCCGTTCGAGTGGCCTGTAACCCGGGCCATGACCAAGAAGCAGCTGACCGAGTATCTGGACCGGGTTTGGCAACACTTCACCGGGCAGGGATTCCGGCTGACTGATCCAGGGCTGAAAGGCATCGGGGTTGATAGCTATCGGGAGGTTGTCGCATGAAGAGAACAGGCCAACTCAATCGCAAAACGCCCCTCTCTGCACGCAAGCCCATGCAGAGACGCCGCAAAGAGACTTCAAAGAGGGCGCAAAGAGACACCCGCTGGCGCTCGCCCGAGTACCTGGCGTGGATTCGCACGCTGCCGTGCTGCCGATGTGGGGGACCCGGGGGCGACCCGCATCACGTCATCGGCCTGAACTGGGGTCTATCCGGCATGGGCACCAAAGCTCCAGACAGCTACGTGATGCCCGCCTGTCGGGCGTGCCACCAGGACATCCACCGACTGCCAGAGCTGCAGCGGTATCAGCCCGATTGGCTGCGCCACACCATCGCCCGCGGCGTGCGCCGGTTCGATGGCGAGATCAGAGAGGCCCTGGTGCAGGCCTGGGAATTCATCAACGCCAAGGAGGTCGCCTAATGCTGCTGTTCGTTCCCTACCTGGGACCCTCCACCAATGCGATCTACGCCGGCATCCACTGGGCGAAGCGCAAGAAGGCCAAGGACCAGGCCCTGGCCGCGACCCTCGAGGCGGTGCGGGGCATGGGCCTGGGTGCCGTGGCCGGGCGTGTCGATCTGGTGTTCCGGCCCCGCCTGGGCAAGGGCGTGCGTCGCCGCGATACC